CGTAACATTATAGTTCTCCTTATTATGCATTACTATATAAAATATTCACAGTTCCGACACAGACAGTATGAACATTATTAGTTCCAATTTGTATCTCACATTCATGATTATATACCTTTGGAATAGCATTTTCTGTGTCAGTGGGCAGGAGGTCTATGTGAATTTCTCCAGAAACCGGAACAGTAATCCCACTTCCGGTGGATTTGTCAAGTATAATAGAATGTGTTGTGGGGTGATATACAACCCACCTTATTGTATATCCTGTTAAATTAAAGACACCTCCGTTCGCATCCGTAACCGAAATAACAACTACGTGGGTATCTCCCTGAAATATTTCAAAATTCTGTCCCTTCTCTGCCAACTTATGCTCCTCTTATAGTAAGAGGGGAGGGATTCCCTCCCCTCTTTTAGCTATTATGAAAGTCCACCGATTACGTGAATACCGTCAGCACGATCAATAATCATGCCGAACTGTTGGTACAGTTCAAGATACCACTGTGGAGGTGTTGGTCTCATGTCAGTCCATTCCTTGGTTCTAACCTCACCGTAGGTAATGAACTCACCGACTCCCTGACCAATTACCAATACTTTATCCGTTGGGAGCAAAGCATTGTAATCCATAGGATTGTCGTAAATCTGATCCAAAGCAACAATACGAGCACCATAATACTGACCAAGGAAGCCAGTTCTCATGATTTCACGTACATTGTCAGGAACATCAGTTACGTTTGTGCCATCTGTATAGAAAGCACCAAATTTAGTAATAGGAGCTAGAGCTGCTCTGGTTCCAACTACCACTTTTACACCAGAAGTTGTCTGATTGATATTATCAATAGCATCTTCCAATGCCAAAGCTGTCAAAGCTCCACCAACATTTGTAAAGTTGTTAGGAGTATTAACAGTTGACCATACTGTTGAAAGGGCCGTGAAGACCTTTCCCAAGTAATAGTCTCTAAGTTTTGCACCCATCTCTGTGCGAATCTCTTCTACTGAACCTATTTCTCCAGAATTTAATTCCCATTCGTTGTACATTACTTTCACATCAGCACCGTCCAACACATAGTTGATACGGTCTGCTACTGTGATTTCACTTGCAAGATGAATTCTACCTGGAACTAGGGTACGAACCTTAATTCCCTTGCGTACTTTCTTTACGAGAGCATCGCCTGGGTTTAGGGAACGTGTTGTAAGTAGAAGAGAAACCATGTCAGCCGTAAGGTGATTGGGCTGAACGTACTCAATGATTAGTTGAGCAAGGGCCTCACGCTTGCCGTCCTTTAGCAAAGACGCAATGGCCTCCTGGTACTGTTTCTCATCCATGTTATTTAAGTCCTCCAAAAATTATTCGACACGAACTGTCAAAGCGCCAGTTGCATCATCGTAGTCTTCTACGAATCCGATAACACCAACTGCGTTTGTAGCTGTGTACTTTAGTTTACCGGCATCTGCCGCTGTATCTGTAGCAGCATTAGCTACTATAACTGCTGCACCTGGAATTTCCAGATTAGCATTATAGATATACCCGCCTGATGGGATTGTGAACGTTCCTTCTGTGTAGGCAAGAGCCTTGTATCCAGAAGGAATAGCCTGACCCTCCTGGTTTCCAGGATGTGTTAACCACATCTTTACACCAGTAAGAGGACCAGCAGGTGCGTTTACCCATCCGCCTCTGAAATCGAACACGGTTTGTGGGTAATCCACAATAGGTGTAGGACGATTATCAACTGCGAATGTGACACAGAATTTAGCTCTTGTAGCTTCTTCCGCCGTATCTGGTAGTTTTGCACCTGGCAAATCATCATCTACATTCATGAACAGCCCCCCAAGAGCGTTGGTTGTAAGTACAACGAAACGACCTTCTGTAATCTCTTCCTGTACTACCACACCGATAACGTCTTCAAAACGATTGATTTCCATTATTATATTCCTCCAAATTAATTCTTCGTAGCTCTAGACTGACGTAAATAGGCTGCCATGTCCTTAACGGAAACTTCACCATGTTCACCACCAGTTATAGCTGGAATTTCTGTCTTTTTCTTCTTTCCATTTACAGATGCAGAGGCTTCATTTTCCTCAGCAAAAGCCTTGAGTTCCTGAATCATAAAGTCCAAGGATGTCTCATCTAGTGCAATTAAGGTATTTGCGTTATCCTTGAAATATTCTTCCGCTTTCTCAATATTAGCATCTTTAAATTTAGTTTTTATAGATTCTAACTTAACTTCCTTTTCCTTCTCTGCATCAATGGATGCCTTGAACTCTTTTAAAGGAGTTAGCTCAGATTCTAGAACTGTAATTCTTTCCTGTAAGCCCGCAATTTCAGCATCCTTACTAGTCAAAGCAGTTTCTTTTTCGGCTATGGCTGTTTCTTTGACTGAGGCTGCTTCAAGTGCTGTAGTTAGTTTGGCCTGAACTTCTGCAAGTTTGGCCTGTAATTCTTCTACATTCATGTTTAATGTATCCTCCAAATTTTGTTTAAGGTCTGGATTAAACTCCCTGGATATTTCATCTATGCTTGCACCAGCCTCAAATCTCTCTATCATCTTAAGAACTATAGCCTTTTTCTCTTTGAGAATGCTTGTAGGAAGATTTAGACTTCCTAACTCTTCAAGAGCTTCTTTCAGCTTTGTTCTGTCCACGATTCCTTTTTCATCCATGATAGGAATAAATCTCTTTTCTCCATCAACATAGAGGAAGGAAGAATCTGGAAGCGATTCTATATAAGCTTTTCCCCACTTCTTGGCCGCTACAGCAAGAAATTGGGTTCGCCCTGTATATGCCGGTTCCCCCACAATAGTTGCGGCTCGAAGTACTGTATCTCTAAGGTCAATACTATCAGTGTCCTTATTAAAGGATTTTTCTCCAAACAGTATTTCCCATGACACATTTACCGCTTCGCCGTTCTTAAATCTATCTCTGATATAAGTAACATCTGAGGGTCTTTCTTCTCCCCAAAGTGCCGCCAAAGCCATTACAGCATTGGCTCCACCCGGAAGAGTTATTTGTTTAAGGTGTGTAATAACACCCAGGGGTTTAGAGTCATCATGACCTCTATTAATTTCTCCCATAGCCATTTTTACAGGCATATGGATTCCGCTACGCATCAGGTTGTCAAATTCTTCCTTTGGAATCCTTTGGCCGTTGGCGTTTTTTCTGTCATCTGTTAGTATAAACTTAGCCCAGACAACGGTAGGATTTAGCATAAATGCTGCAAAAGCCTCTCCCAACTCTATAGATGCTTCACTTTCATTTATTAATTGTACCAAATCCACCAAATCTGTGTCTATTTTAGCAATATTTTTTCCCATTTTTACTCCTTCTGCTGGCTATTTACTGAAGTTTTTTGAGTTTTGCCAGTAGAATTATCTCCGCTTTTAGGTTGAGATGAGGGGTCTTGTCCTTCCTGTAGAAGTGAGTTCTTGCTATTTGGAGTAGCCCCGAATTCTGGTAATCCCTTCTCACGAAGAGTATCCATTTCCGATTTCAACAACTCTACCTCTGCTGAAAATTCATAACCAAATTCATTACCTAGCGTTGTTCTGCTTATGGCTGCTGACTCATATAGTCTAGTTAGACCGTTTAGGAAGTCCTGGAATTTGTGAAGATTTATGGATTTGAATACTACAGATGGAACGCTATTAAATCCGTTCCTCTTTGAAATCTCTTTGCAAATCTCCTTAATAATTTCCAGTATTTTACGCCTGAATCCTTCTGCGGTTTTTAGCGGAGATAGTGTTGCTATCTCTGAGTCGGATGTTCCACTTTTCTGCGCTTCTCCAGTTATTAGAACCCTTGGAAAACCCAACCCAAATAATATCTCTTGATTTATATCCGAGTATTTTTCTACATTTAGTAGTGCCTCTGTTTGAGGAAATATCCAGTTTATTTCAACAGTATGATTTGTAATGAGTTGAAAAATTCTCTCCAACACATCCTCATTTTTTCCTCTCATACGGAGTTGATTTCTTATTTGTGCTATATATTCATTATCCTCATCAGAATCGGTTATTGGAAAATCTTTATCTCCCAGCTTGATATGCATGATCGCACTTATAACTTTGTCGATGATGGAGTAGTCCATCCTTCTAAGTTTTCTCTTATGATGCAAAGCTTCCAAAGCAGCACTTGTATATGGGATTGGATAAGGATTGTCGCTTGTGTATTTTCTTCTGAGAATATGAGAATTCTCAAGGAGAATTTCTCTGGTTCCTTTAAGTACTTCGGCAACAAATTCCGGATAGTATTTTACAAGAAGCTCGTAAAGAGCCTTGTCCTCTTTTCCATCCGCATATTTTCCCTTTGAACGAATAAAGTATGCCACATTGTCGGGAACTTTGACAAAATATGACGGCTTATCTCCTAAAAGAGATGTATATATTTTTATTGTTGATGGGTCTCTAACCCACATAGAATCTGGTAAAACAAGGCTTGAATATTTCTTAACCCCAAGTGAGAATATAAAATCCTTGTCAACCGATCCATAACTGACCTCTGGAACTACCAGACCAGATAGTAGATACTCCGTAGCCATTTGCTCAGCAAACTCAAGAAGTTTGGGCTTTATGGCTATGAACACCCTATATTCATTTTCGGTCAATTTATTTCTGGAAAATACAAGATCATTTATTCCTATCTCTACCAGCTTATCCAGAACTGTTGATACCAGGGGTTCTGTCTTATAGAAAAATCTACTATGGTTTACGGCCTTTATAAAATCATCATAGATTCTAGTGGTAGTGGTAAATTTGGGAATCTCTGTCCAGGGATTATCTGTTTTTTCCAATAGTTCGGAAAAAGCCAGGTTCACTGGGACGGAGATTTTTTCTACTACTTTTTTGGTTGTTTTATTTTTAGTATTTGTCATTTTATACATTCCACAATGCCCTCATTAATTTGATTTTTGGTGAAGAGTTCGTAAACTCTCTAACCATGTGAAAAGCTCCAACACCAGACATAAGGGCAGATGTAAAGTGGTCCTCTCCGCGTTTTCCCCCTCTTTCTGTAATAGTCTTATATGATATATCCCCATTAGGACTCTTTGAGTAGGTCATTCTCTCCAACTCAGTAACCATGTCCATATCCGTAGTTGAGAAAATAACCCTATGACTATTAGCCATTTCCTGTAGAACGGATACGAAAAACGGTTTCGCTTTTATCTTATTTTCTTCTCCATCCGTATTGGTTCCAATTACTACGGAAGATGAGAACTCTATAGGATATATTCTTTCCTTGAACTTTTTGTGCTTATATTCCTGATGCTCCTGCAACGTCTGTAAAACAGATAGTCCTGAGCTTCCCCTATCAATTCCAAAAATTATTGGACTATATTTGGTATCCAGAAGGTCTATTATCTTTTCCTGTATGGGATAAGATACCTTTGTAAGTTTTATCCTTCCGTGAAATCTAAATCTTTCATGACCATCAAGATATAGTATGCATATGGCTGTAGGTTCGGTATATCCCAAATCTACTCCTATTACAATTCCATAATGTTTTTCTAGAATATTGGGAAAGGATTCTATTTTTGAGAGTACCTCCCCCACATCATCCATCTTTAGACCATCTATGTTAAGTTTAAATACTGGATATGTTTCTATTTTGAATAGCCCTCTATCGAATAAAGAGTATACTGGCTTTCCGTGCTGTCCAAGAACATAGTGAATAAAATCCTCCGACTCCACTCCCCCATACTGCTCTTTAGCAGCCTCTATATCTTCTACTGTAATTCTAGGATTGTCATAAGCGGAAACTCTATGCTTTGTGTACGAATCATTTTCCTGATCTACAGTGTAAAGAACATTATTCTCTCTCATTCCAGTAGGTACTCCGGAAACTATTTCCCTATGTCCAGGAGTCCACACATTAAGAGATGGCTGCATTTCGTTGAAAGCATTATAAGGAAAGTATCCGCCCTCATCTACTATAATAAATGGAGTGTGCAAAGCGATAAGATTTGAGCCGGTTCCTGATTGTCCAGCAATACGGCATAAAAGTACGGCTCCATTTTTAAGAGTTATCTTAAATTCAGAACTATTTACCCCAGACCTAATATCAATAAAGTTCTTTAGAAAGGAATTGGTTTTTAGTAGCCTAACCAGATTAGTAAATACAGGCTCAAGATGTACCTTACTAGGTACGGTAAATAGTATATAGTCCTCTGGAAATACATTATAAGAGAGAATCCACAATAGAATGGAATAATCACTGACTGTTTTTCCGGTAGCTCTAGCGGTAGCAATCGAAACCCTAGGATTGAAATCCCCTAGAATTTCTCTCTGATACCATGTAAATTCAAAGGTCGTATCCAATTTTGGGTCAATATCTAAATTGTAAACGAACTCACCAAACAAGACGGGATTTTTTATTACTTCGTAAAGAACCAAATCCTCCTGGCTTATTTTCTGCTGCAAACCCATAATGCTCTCCTAGGTCTTGTTTCTCCATTGATTTATTATATTAACCTCACCATCTCGACTTTCTATTTTTATAGGAGGAGTCTTGGTTTCCTGACCGACATCTCCTCCCCATTTTTCCCTATAATATTCTTTATTGTTTTCAAAAGCCTTGCTGGTACTGCCTCCGCTTCCCTGATGTATAGTTCTACTCCAAAAATGAAAGAACTTTGCGTTACTCAAGGAACATACTTTTGCATTGGATTTTACCAGTCTATTAGCGTAATCATTATCTATAAAATAACAGGGGTAATAATTTACATCTGTATAGCCTACTCTATCAAAAACTGTTTTTTTATAGAGGCATAGATTTTGAATATCGAGGAGTTGCATATGTCCTATATCAAGTATAGGAGAATAATCCTTAAACAAGTCCCAGGGTTTGGATTTGAAGTCGGAGAAGATTTGCTTGTCCCCATTAAAATACTTTCTAGCCTCAGGATATGCGCTTACAAATGCTCTTACATCTACCTGACTGGCACTTATGACTTCATAGGTACTAATGTCTGCCAGAGTAACCAAAGAATCTACAGAATGAGGATAGGCGGCTATGTCATTTCCAGCAATTATGAGATTATCATAATTGTTTTCCTTCCACGCAAAATCATAAATATCGTTGATGGAGTATGGAAATCCCATATTGACCGTATGAATCTTAAACTTTATCTCTGGCTCTGTAGATAACCAATTAATAGTTTCAGAATCCCCAGGCTTTCCTACAATAATAAAAAAGTCAATGTCACTTTTAGTGGTTTCTCTTATCGAATCTACGGTTAGTTTGGTAAAGGGTTGATTCCCGAAGCTCACTATTCCTATCAATGTCTTACTCACTTAAAACCTCTTCTATCTTCCTAATAACCTTTTCTGTTTCTGTTTCTCCAGACCAATATCTTTTTATCTTTACAGGTGTATTTACTACAAAGGACGAGCCTTGCTGATGGTAGGTAAATGACAATAGTTTTTTGTTACGATCCATGACGTTTTTCTTTACCTGTGAAAACACATGGGGTCCGGAATTTCTTCCTATAAGTGTGCTACAAAACGTGCTCAGGTAGGAAATTTCCGGTAAGTCAAATCCCTGCGTTTTAGTTATGGAACTGGTTGAATAAATGTTTTGTGCTTTCAGAGGAATATCATGAGTTACAATAAATGCCTTGTCCTTATGGTTTATGGCAATCTCATAAATGATCTCATTCATGGGAAAATTATCGGCTTGCATGGATTGAACAATTCCATTGTCTATGAAAACCTTTTCCTCCGGATGTTCCAAAATAAAAGAACCCACAGCTATTATATCATATACATAATATTCTATATCGGGAACATAATCTATAGGATTGCCTTCCAATTTTCCCATATCATATACTCCAAGCATGTCATTGTGCATGTCGAATAGTTTTTCTGGAGTACATCCAATACCTGGCAAAACGTATTTACCGTCTCGACCTATCCATGTATTTATATAGAGATTTCCATTACCATCATCCCATACCCCTCTCATAGAATGCATATGTTCCGTAATATCCTTGAACTTTAGTTGTGGAATATCCAATAGAATTCTAGGATTTTTTCCATGAGAATAATGATAGCTATTTGACGGAACAAGTTTCATCCATGCTTTCACAAACTCTCTGCTTTCAAAAATATCTCCGGCTCCAAAAGAATTATAGAAAATAACCTGATTATACATAAGGTACTTCCAAGTCATCAATATTGATTTCTACAAATGGATGGTCCCCGTCTTCAAATGTACATCTGGCCAAGCTTTCTATCCAATCTAGTCTCACAAAAGCATTAAAAGATTCGTAAGGATCATCCTGTACATAAGCCACATACGCCGTGTTAGTCCCCCTCGTAGTCTCGATAATTTGCAGAGTTCTTTTCATTTTCTATGCCTTTCTAAATACAAAAGTAGCAAACGAATACTGGTGTCCCTGATAGATAAAATTATCCTTTCCAGTCCAATCTGGTTTATCCACCAGCTTACATCCCATTTTTTCGATTATATAGGTAAACCCTACTTCCAAATCCTGTCTGGTATAGAATCTCAAATCCGTAGCGGGTAGGGGGTCTCCTAGCTTATAGTCGTCTTTGAAATCCATAGTAAGAATTCCCACCCCTCCTGGATTCAAAAGAAGACACATATCCTCTAGGAACTGAACATCATTTTTTACATGCTCCAAGACCGATGTTGCAAATGCAATATCATACGTTGGGAGTTTTTGCTCGTTTATAACAACATAGGTATGTAAATCATAGCTCAATTCTGGGTCAACACCCACTACCCTAATGCCCTGTCTTTTCAGAGTTTCATATGCGGTGTCTTCAAAACATCCTATACTAATAATCTTGGAATCTTCTTTTTGATTTAATAACAATCTAATTTGATTTAGAACGAAAGCCTGTTGAACATTTGCCCCTGGAATTTTTCTTCCCATCATATCTGGACATATATTCCACATCGACTGGATAACTGGATTTAGTATGTCCCTATCCCAATCTGTTAATATTTTATTAAATTTCATATATCTTATCCATTTCTACAGAAAAATTCTGTGGGTTCCATCTATCATAAAATTCTTCGAGAGGTTGTATTCCCCTATCCAATATATTGTTTATAGAGTCAAAGTCGGTACATATCTCTTGTTTGTAAATATGCTTAAACATGCTGTCCTGTGTAATGCCAACGGGTCTTTTTACCGAGAGTGCATAGTCTACTACGCTCGACAATCCTTGATTTGAAGACCTGTAAAGAAACACATTGATGTCGTTTCCAGCTAAAAACTTTAAAATAGCATCATTTGAAAGAAATGTATGGTCTATATTTAGCTGAATCTTGGGGTTTCTATTAAGCTTTCTACACTCATTCGCTATTTTTCTGGTTTCAATTCCATGTCTATCTCCAAAGTAAGCAAAGGGCATTTGAATATTTATAACTGCCGCATCAAATTGGTCATTTACTAACTCAACTAGGTTGGTAAAACCTTTTTGCCAGCCTCCAAATCCAAAGCTGCCTATGGTTGGGACATCATTTTTTGTATACTCTCCATCATATATAAATAAAGGTCTTGGCAATATGGCTGTTTTTTCTAGAGGGAAGTTTATATCTTTTCCCTCAGCTCCTGAAAACAAATACTTATCAAAGCTCTGTCTGACATGCCCATCATGGAATATAAAAAAGTGTTTTTGATGTCTATTGTTTAATACCATATCCTCTGAAAGCCACGACATTGTTACCGGATACCAATTATATAAGATAACATCGGGCTTGCTTGTAGAAAGAGCCGTCATAAACTGCTCCCTAGAATCTACCTCTATATAATCGTAATAGACTCTGTTGGACATTCTTGCAAGTTCATAAACTCGTTTACCAAACTGATAGACTCCACAAACGGGTTGGGTACTGTTAACAAATAATACTTTCATAGAGTACTCCTGAACTTTATAAGTCTGCCGATCCAGTCTAGGAAATCTGAGTAGCTCACAGTATTTTTAGCAAAGTTACAAGTTTTACAGCATGGAACACAGTTATCTAAAGTATATCCTTTAGAGGAATCCATTCTATCAATTCCATTATGCAAGTATCCTCCCCACCCTCTTTTATTGAAACGATACAAACTAGGATTATCTCCACAATAATGACACGAGCTAGAAGTTATTTTTTCAAACTCTTCCATAGTTAACCCAAATTCCAAGTTCTTGGCCTTTGCGTTTAATCTGTAGTTAGTAAAATATTGATTTCTTGCTCCATCTCCTTTTTTCTCTAGCCTAAAAAGCTCTTTTCTAATACATCC